TGCCGCCGAAGTAGCGCAGCGCGGAGCGTTGGACTTCGCGCGTCGGCGTGGGCGGGGCTTCCTGGTTGTTAAAGATCGTTGCTGCTTGAGGCATGGAGCGTCTCCTTTCGGGGTGACGCTCTTGGGCGTTCAGGTTGGCGGCTCTCGGCCTTCAGTACGTTGAACGTGCCGCACCTTGGGCACTTGATGGCCAAGTGCCGATAATCGGCCTCTGCCAGTTTTTTACTGCATTGTCCGCATCGGACTTCCACTGTTTTCATGTTGTGCGTTCATCTGTAGCCTCCGCGCCGCTGTGTGCACAGCACGGTGCCTCGGCCAAACGCAGCTATCTCTGCGGGCGGTGGCCCCGGCTGGTGTTCGCTGCACCTTCCGGGGTCGCACCGTCTCTTTTATTCGATCCCCCCTTCAATCGCCCGCGCAATGGTGCGCTCGATGGCTTCCATGTCTTCGTCGGACACGCCCAGGAAGGGGCGCGGAGGGATAGCCACTTTCCTGCCCCGGCCAGCGCGGTTCGTGCCGAACTGGTGGGCGTGTGCGCCCTGGCGGTTGGTTCCAATGGCAAGGCCGTCTGGCAGGATGCGGACGTTGAGGGTGGTTTTCAGCGTCCCAGTGTCGATCAATGGTTTGGAGCCGCTGCGCCCGCGCGCGCGCCGGATGGCAAGGGTGACGGTGGAAAGCGGTGCCCATTGCGAGCCGTCCGGGGCGATGCCCTGGATCATGCGCTGGCGCGTGGAGTACAGCATGTCTTCGCCGACCTCTTTCATGGTGTCGGCGAAACCGTCCGGAGACACGGCGTTTGACAGGGCTTTTAAGAGGCTTTGAATGCGCTCTGAATCAAATTCGATGGTGAAGTCTGGCATGGATATTTACCGTGCTACGCCCTATACTTCAAGTATCTGGCGGTGACTGCCTGGAAAGTCGGAAAACAGGATAGTTGAACACTCGCTATGTATGGGGTTCGATCCCCCGCACCGCCAGCCTCCTACAGCGCCTCCCATATGCCCCCCTTGATGGATGCGGCGACGTCCTCGGCGCTTACCCTGAATGCCGTGTCGATCTGGTTGTGGGGCGTTTTCTTGAGTTGCGCCGGGTTGAACTCAACGGCAATCTTCGTGAGGGCATCCGAGCCGTCCGCCACAAAAATCAGATTTCCAGATCGGGTGTCATGGTAAATGCGCTTCGTGTTCGCAAGGATACGCGGCAACGCCCGCCACTCTTCCTCTGTCAGGCCATTCTGTGCCGCTTCGTGCCGCTTTTGCTTCCTCCCGACAACGAGCCTGTCGGCTAAGGCAATCTCCGCTGTCTTCGGGATAGGAAGTTTTCTTGCTGTCAGTTTGCTGATCGTCTCAGTGGAAAGCGCCCCGATAACAGCAGACCTTCCGCGAATAACAGGGTCTTTTAACCAAGACTCCAGCGTCCCGTACCACTGCAATTCACGCTCCATATCTATTGCCGGTGCAAGCGCCTCCCACATTGCCGCGCCGATTCGGGCATCAAGTTTGAAGAGTTTCTGTTCGAGGAGATAGGCGAGCGGCGTTGCGCCCTTTGCCCCCGGCGCGTAGTCCCACCCCTTGCCGATGCCGGGAGGCATGCCTGTCTTCGGGTCGGGCACGTCCCACCCTTTTGGCGGGGCGGTGGCGGCATCCTTTTCGGGCGCGGGGACGGCGCGGACGGTGCAGCCGCACCCCCAGCCGTTCGGCGGGTAGTTGGTCTCCCAGAAAGGGTGGCCGTGAGGCAGGGTCAGGCGGGCGTCGCCCCATGCCTTGTGCTCTTTGCGGGCATGCTCCGCGCCGGAATGAACGTACTGCCAGTACGGGCGGCGCTTCAGCAAGCCGGGGTCGGTGAGTTGGGCGTAACGCCCTGCTGCGTAGCTGGTGCGTAGGTTTGTCTCGTAGATGACGCGGGTGCGCCATGCTTCGCCCGCTTTCGTGCCTTCGCCCGTCCAGCCGTGCCAGCCGTGTTTCTCAACGATGTTGCGGAAATCCTTTCTGAAATCATCGACGCCCAACCCGGCCTTGATCTTGTCTTCAACAGCCCTGTGCAGGTCGTTTATCAGATCGGCTTTTTGCGCCCCCGCCACGATGAAAGCGCGGTCGTGCGCGGATTTCTTGATGTCATCCCACCGTTCGGTCGGCAGGTTGAGCTTGCGGCGCAGGAAGTCGGCCTGCTCGGCAAAACTTTGCCCAAACGCGCCCTGGATGCCGGTCACATTGCCTCCCGCCGAGCCGCCTCAAGGGAGGCAAACGCCCCCTCGGGGGGCAGCGAACGAATGTGAGCGTGGGGGCTCATTTTTGGGCCTCGATCTCCGCGCGCCCGTGCAGGTCAAGCGCGGAAAAGGCGGTTGCGAGCTTTTCCACCACGCTTGTTCCGTCCAGTTCCGGGAAAGCGGCGAGCAGCATTTCGCGGAATTCTTCGAGCGACCCCGCCGCCCCCAGCATGGCTTCGATCTTGCCGAGCCACGCGCCGACGCCGGCGTGGGTGTCGGCCATCAAGCGGTCGACGGAGAGCGCCGCCGCGTCTGTGGGGCGGTTATGCCTTGCCAGCGCCGCTTGCCGTTTGAGGCCGGCAAAAGGCTCGCCCCAGGCTTGGCTGCCCGCCGCTTTCTTGAGGGTTTCGTCGCCTTCGGCGGCGCGGGGGATTTGCATGGCCTTATGCGCCCATCCGAGTTCGATCTCCATGCCGATCTCGACGGCCTGCGCCAAGACTTTAACCATCTTCTCCTGATCGACGGTCTCTTCGGTCAGGTACGTGAAGGCTGGAAGCCGATTTTCCGGTAAAAGGCCGTTGATCAGGCAGATCGGGCGGATCAACTGGCGCGTGATCGACGGCTCGATCTGGCGGATGTCGTGCAGCATGATCTCGCGCCGCACATGGTCATGGACTTCGCCCAGGGCGTTCGTGCTGGTCTTTCCGTCGGCTTGGGATGTAAGCGTGCCGCCCAGGATGGCGATGGACTGTTTCCTCTCCCAGTATTCGACGGCAGATAGGAAATCCGTAACCGTGCCGCTGTTCTTCGCCTCGATGAACTCGATCTCCATCGTGGCGGGGATTACCCCCGCGCCGTCATGGCCGATATTGCGAACGGCGCGCAGGAGCGCGTCACGCTCTTTGTCGCCAAGCCCCGCCGGGTATTTGCCCAAGCGCAGCGGCAAGCCGTAAACCTCAAGGAAGCGCTGCATGTCCCGGACGTTGTACTGTTTGTAGGCATACGTCCAGGCGAGCACCCGGAACAGCGCGGAGGATTCGATGTAGCCGGATTTTGCGCGGTGCTCATGGATGACCCAGCCCCATTCGCGCAAGGGTTCCGGGATGCCGTCCTTGAGGTATTGGAGTTCGCCTGCGTCTGTGCCCTGGTTGATGACGCGGAACATGCGCTGAGGTACCCAGTCGATTGAGCGCGGGAGCCACGCTTCGCCCGCGCGCCAGTCGATCTCCAGCGCGACAAACCCTTTGCCGATGGCGTCAGTGATGTCGTATTGAGCGTCCTCGAAGCGCGGGATGCACCGCAGCATGTCAGCCAGTTCATCCGTGCGGGCGAGTTCGGACTCTGATGCGTCTTCTGGCGGCACAAGCTGCCAGCCCAAGCCGGTAACGGAACGCCGCCGCTTGGCAAGCTCGCCGAAGATGTGCGCGTCCTGTTCCTCGATCAATTCAAAGAGCGAAGCCTGTCCGGTGATTTCGCCCTGGTCGGCGGCGGCGAATGCCCGCGCCAGCACGGAAGGGTCGAGCGTGGACACGCTCGCGTAGTTGAGCGCAAGCGCCGAGGCGGAACGCGGGGAGGATTGCGGGGTTTTAAGCCGCGCTATGTTGAATTTCGAGAGCGCGGCGCGGAGGCCTTTAATCATCGTCGTTTTCCCAATCATCAAATGGGCTTGCCGTGGTGTTTTGTGCGCCCCGGCAAGCTACGCGCCTACGGCTAACCTTTACCGGGGTGTAGCTGTATTCGCCCGCGTATTGCGTGGCGAGCCGCCAGAGCTTTTCCAGCGCGTCGGGGCCGTCGTCATGGTCGGCTTCCGGCCAGAATTTCAACTGCTCGACCAATACGCCCTGGCTGCGGTGGAGCCGGATTTTTCCATTGGCAACATGGGGCTGGAGGCTCACGATGCGCAGCGCCTTTTCTACGTTCTCCGGCATGGGCACGCCGGGGAACGGGATGCCCGCCCTGGCTGCCCGTTTTAGAAGTTCGGTGTAGAGGAACTCCTGGAACTGGACGGTTTCAACGCCCCAGGCAACGCAGCGGTATTCGGCCTGCAGCGCAATTGCCCGCTCGATGATGGAATCCGGCACACGGCGGGAGATGTCTGCTTCGACGACATCGAGCGTCATGGCCTCGCGCGAAAATCCCCCGACAAGGATGGCGGACGGGTCGCGCGCCTTGCCGCGTTTGCCAAGGCTGGGGTCGATGGCTCCGAAGAATATCCAGTCCGCGCGGCGGTCGACCCAGAACTGAACCGTCCGGAAAGGTGCGGCGTCGTCGTTCCCGGCTTCGTTCTGCTGCTCCTGGTTGAATGCGTCGTGGTCAGTCGCCCGCATGCACATGAGCCGGTAGAGCGGGCGCACTTGCGGCCATGAGACCACTGCGCCCGCTTCCATTTCCCGCTTGTGCCGCCGGTAGAACGCCAGCGCGTCGGCTTCGGCCTCTTCGCGGGCTTCGTCCGAATCGCCGCCGGTATAGATCGCTTCCCACTTTTCCCACAGCGCCATGTCGTCCGGCCACCGCATGACGCTCTTGAACACGCGCCGCCGCCAGCCGGGTTTGCGGCTCACGCGGTTGATCGCCGCGTCGTAGTGGAGCGACGTGCCGACCCAGAACACGTCCATGCCGCCGGACGGCCCCGCCAGCCCGAGCACGGCGGAGAGCACGTACTTTTCCACCTTGTCGCGCTGGGTTTTGTCCCGGACGTTTTCGTCGTTTTCCAGATCGTCAAGGAAGATCAGGTCGGGGCGGTGCGGGCCGTGTTTCATGCCACGGATTTTCTTGCCCGTGCCGCCGATCCGCAGCTTCACGTTGTTCGCAGTGATCGCCGTCGTCGCCTGCCAGACACGCCCCCGGCCAGTAACCTCCGGAAAATCCATGAGCAGTCGCGGGTTGGTGTCCAGTTCCGCCTTGATCGACTCAAGCATCTCGGCGGCCTGTTCCTCGGTGTTCATGATGATGCCGATCATGTGCTTCCTGTTTGTGAGGATGCACCAGAGGCTGCCAAGCTGAGTTTCGTAGGTGGATTTGGCCTCGCCGCGCGGGGCTTGATGGACTTCGCGCCCGTCGGCTTCTCCATCAATCACTTCCGGCAGGCGCTTGAAGATGAACTCATGGAAGGCGGAAAAATGCGCCGTTGGGACGTAGTGCGGGAAATAGGTCTGACAGAAAAACTTGTAGTCCCGGCTTGCGCGTTCGCGCCGTGCCCTGGACGCTGCGGCGTCAACGGGGAATGTTTCGCACTTCAGTTCAATCGTGCGGCGCATCTCTTCGCCCAGGCGGAAGAGCCTTTCTTCAAACTCGCGCCGGGTGCGGATTTCTTCGAGATCAGCCATAGCGTTTCCCCAAAATCGCACCGACCTCTTCAAGGTGCGGGGAAAGCGCCTTCAAAGCGGCCTTATCGTTGGCAGCAAGGTAGTCCGCCAGCGTTTTCAGGGTGTCGAGCGCCACAGACAGCCCGGAATAGGCGGGATTCACGCGGGCGAAAGCGCGGCTGAATTTGGCATAGGCGTCTGCCAACTGGGCGAGCAACTGCGCCTTTTCAGCGGCGGCGATCTGCGCGGCTTCGAGCTCGCGCGTCGTGACAATCACTTGGCGCGCAAAATCTTCGACCAGGAGCTTATTCAGGTCATCGACGCCCTGCTCGGAGACACGGTAGGCAGCGCGCGCCGTATCCCAGTCGTCGCCCTTCTGCCCTGCCTTGGCTTTCCAGTCCCGCGCGGTCTCATAGGGCACATTCGCCGTGACCGCCGCGCCGGAGAGCGGCATGCCTTCGATGTAGAGGGCGCGCAGCTTGGCGCGGGTCTCGGCGGGATAAGCCATCTGCCTTATCTTCCGATGATCCTGATGACTTCAACCGCGCCCGCCACCAGCGCGGCGACAACCCCGCCGGACACGCCGCCCGCTTTTGAATTGTTCTTGAGGCGGCTCTTGTCCTCTTTCTCCAAATCGCCGACGCGGGTCTCCAGGCCATCGATGCGCCGTCCGACGTTTTTTTCCAATCCGTCGATGCGTTGCGTGAGGCGCGATTCGATGTTTTCCATTGAACGGCGCTGAGACGCCTCAAGGGAGCGCACATCGGATCGGATGTCATCAATCCGCGTTGTCAGCGCGGCATGAAGTTGCTGGACGGTTCCGGTCAGCAAGCCAAGCTGATGGGCAACGGCGGCGTCGCCCATCCGTTGTTGCTCGTTTGTCGGGGTTGGTTGTCCGCTCATTGGCGTCTCCTGTCGGGGGCATTCAGCGGCACGTTTCCCGCGCCGCGTTCCATGTTTTTTCAATCATCTGCATTCCTGCCAAGCATTCGCCGTATCGGTAAGCCATGTCTCGATATTCGCCTGTGCATCCTCCAAGGGCTGAGAGGGTGGTGTCTGCGGCACGGAAACAGGGAGCGGCGGCAGCCCACTCCTTGCGGTTGAGGGCGGCGGTAATGGCTGACCGGGCGTCGCGCAACTGGCGGTCAATGCGGCTGCGATCAGCAATGGCAGCAGAAAGAAGGGTTTTTGCATCGTCGTGTTCCTTGGCGGCAAGGGCGAGTTTTTCGGTCAGGGATTGCTCGCGGGCGCGCTGCGCTTCTGATTCAGTAAGCGCGTCAGCCTTCGCGGCGGTGCGTTCTTTTTGCCATGCGGCCCGTGCTTCGGCGAGTTCAAGCCGCGCGGATGACCCGCCAGCCTGATAACCCATCCAGAACCACAAACCATAGATGACGACGACTGACAGGCTCGCTACGATGCCTTTGATTTTCTCGAAGGTCATGGCTGCCCACCTGCCGCCTCGACTTCGGCGATGCACTTCCGATGCCGTTCCTGCTGGCGCGTCCAGACACCCCGGCAGGTCTTATTGTCGGGCGCGGAACAGTCCGCACCATTGGAATAGCGGTATTTGAGCAAGGCGTCGCATGCCGCGCGGTAGTTGCCCGCAAGCAGCGCGGGGCGCATGGAGGATTTGTTCCACGTCCCGATCCCGTACTGGTAGATGAAATCCATGTACAGGTCGAATTCGCCCTGGGTGAGTGCAACGTTCGGCAGGCTCGCCTTGAATGCGATCTCATTGCGCGCGACGTGTTCGCGCAACACGACCAACGCCCGCACGGGCGGCATGGCCTCACCAGGCTTGAGTGGCGTACCTTTTTCGTTTTTTGTGCTGCCGAAACCGCCGGTCGGCACAGGGTCGGCGGCGGTTGTCACGGCTTTCGGCGCGTAGCCTTCGGAGACGGCCAGCGCGATCAGGAACGCCGCCGATGCGGCGAGTAAAGGGACAGGGATTCGTTTATTTTCCATAACCGCCTCAAAACTTCCGCCCACTCATTGACGCTGCCATCTTTGCCCACACCATTAATTTCCTGAGCGGCATTGCCTCGACCACGGGCAAGGGCTGGTGCAGTTCCCTTGCCACCAGCGCAACGGCGCTCATGATTCGGACGGCTTTTTTTGCGGGTCGGCCTCTCCCCCCGCCTGTTCCTCATCGTCGGAGAGCATCATCTTGTCGGCAATCCGGGTAGCAGCGCGGTAGTCCTGGCCGCGCAACTGGCGGATCAAGGCTTCGTCCGTGCCGGTCAGGTTGGCAATCAGCGCGATGTTCTGCGCCACGCCGCCGCGAACATCGAAAGCGAGGTAGTCGGCAGCGGTGGTGTGGTCGCGGAAGCTGAGTTCTTCAATCGTTTTACGACCAGCGGCAATGGGGTATTTGAGTTTGAGTTTCATGTTGCCTACGCTCCGTTATCCAATCTGTTCCGAGGTGTTCGCCATGATCGTGACCTTGGCGGAACCATCGCCCACCTGTACAGGTTCGGTAACGAAGGCTTGCGGCAACATGTAAACCCGCCCGTCAGCCAGCCGCACGGTCACATCTTCGTCCCTAATGGCGTTCAAAGCCGCGAAGTCCATCCCGGCGTTCATGTTGATGTTGAGTTCCAGCGTAGCGGGTGTACCGGTCTCGGTGTAGCCGCCGTCTTCGGGCAGCCGCCCGCCCTTGTGCTCGCGTTTGAAGCCAGAGGGGGTGAAGGTGCCCGGATCGTCCCCCAGCGGCAGCTTGCCGAAGCTGGGGATGGACACGGTGCGGATGTTGTTGAGTTGCGCCATGTTCAAAGCTCCTTTGAAGGCGGTTTATCAGGTGTCTGCCGCCGAGCCGCCTCAAGGCAGACACGCGCCCCCTTGGGGGGCAGCAAACGAATGTGAGCGTGGGGGGTCATATATTTGGCTCGGCTTTACGGAAGCGCGAACGTCCGGCCAAAATGTAGAACGGGCTGTTCACCACGGGGTCATCGCGGAAGTTGAAGCGGCTCGGGTTGTCCGGGTCTTGTTCGACGATGAGCGAGCCCTTGTAGTACCCGTAGGCTTGTACCCAGCCGTATTCGCGCATCAGCACGTTCTGGTAGAGCGAGAGCAGGAACGCCTTGACGCTGTCTTCGGTGGTAATCGGCAGGCCGGGGCGGAAACCCTCGTTTGTCTTTGCCGCCACGCTGCCCCTGAACCGCTTGATTGCGCCCATGCGCTGCTCGGTGCGGATACGCTCCATGACCTCGGCGATGTTGATGTCGAGCCACGCGTCGTCTGCGCTGCCGTCCGAGCGGGTCTGGTACATGGAGATCAGGCGCTTGATGTAGACCGCGCCGTCCTTGCCGACTTCGAGGATCGACATGCCCTTGAAGAGCAGCGAATTCCCGGCAGTGAAATCGTTGTAGCCCACGTCCGCCACCAGGCCGGGGACGGGTGTGCCCTCCAGCGAAATGACCGGGTTGTTGTAGAGGCGCGGGGCGGCTGCGCCGCAGATCGCGGCGGCGGCTTCCCAGGTGCTCGGTGGGTTGAGCGCTAACCAAGCGTCTGTAATGTGCTCGTAGTTCTTCGTTTCGCCGAAGGCAACGGCTTCTTCAAAAGTTCCCCTGAAGGCGGCAAAGGCGCGGAAACCTGCTTGCACAGGCACGGCATAGCGGCGGCGGGATTCGGCATGCCATGCGGCCAGCGTGGCAGCGTCGTTGATGCCGAGCACGACGTAACGGAACCACCGCTCGCCGACCAAGCCCGGCAGGTCGCCCGCGAGCGGGTCGCCAGCGCCGCCGGACATGCCAGAAATGTTCAGGATCAGCCCCTCCGGGATTGGCTCGCCATAGAGAGACAGCCGCAGGTCAATGCCGTTGCCGCATGTACCCTTGTGCCGCGCCGTAAGCGTGACGATTGCGCCGGTTGCGGATGCGGTCACGGGGATACCGTCGCCCGCGCCGTTGATGGCCTCGGCAATGGCGGTCGCGACTGCTTCAGTGTCCATTTCCGCCGATATGCCGATACTGGCGGGCTTGCCAGCAATGTAGAGCGCCAGCGTCCCGGCAGCTGTCGCGGGCATCGTGACCGTGATCTCGCCCGTTGCCTGGACGCCAGCCGGGTTGTCTGCGTAGGGCAGCGCCCAAAGGTCAAACGTCTGGTCGGCTTTGCGGTAGGCCGCTGCCATTTGGGCGAGCATGGAGCCTGCGCCCAGTTTCTTTTTAGCGTCTTCGACGCTGGTGATACGGACAACTTCGCCCGCCGGGGCAACACCCGCGCCGAGCTTCTGGCCGACAAGCAGCACTTGCGGCAGGTCGCCGCCAAGACCGGC